GTTCATGCCATGCACTTTAATGCGTGGGCGTTGCTGTCTTTGCTGGTTACAGATTTGACGGATATAAGCGTCAACTTTATTGATAGTCAAACAAGGTCTAGCTTCTAATACACGGCTATTTTGCACATCTACAGGCCATTGATCGCCTGCTGCAAATCTCACATCATCAAGAGCTTCTGCACGATTGTTGCTATCCGAATCATTACAAAGTCGTAAAAAATCCTTTGCTTCACCGATTCTGCCATCTGATTGGGAGTCTGCAACGCTATCGTATGCCATAATTTATTTCTTTTTAAAAGATTGTGATTTTTTATGCAATTCATTAAGTTTTGCACCACGAGCGTTAATAGCTTGTAAATTCACGGGTAAATGACTAATTCCTCTTAATTTTGCTGCTGCTACTCTATGATGCCCATTTTGGATTATTACATTTCCATCTGAATACACAGAAGCATCAATAGGTTCTTTTAAATATTTCTCAAAGTTTTTAGTTCCAAAATGTAATGCAGCTTGCTCTTCCGTTAAAGAATGAACTTCTCCAGAGCCTTGTCTTTTAAATTCATGTGTAGGCAAATGAGTGATTTCAGGAATTTTTTGGTGATATTTCTCAGTTTCTTCAAAATGTGGCTTTTCTTCAGGTTTATTACCCATCTTTTTATTGATGTAATCTTCCCTGTTTTCAGAAGTAACAATTTCTCTAGCCATACAATCCCTTAATTATTGCCCGATTTTAAGACAAATGTTGGATTTTTACTACACATTTTAACCCATCCAAGAGCTAGGAAGTTGATAAGTTCCCTTTTGTTTGGGTGCTTTTCTAGGTTCGTTGACCATCAATCCAATGTAACGGAAGGCATCTGCCCCGTGCGAATAGTTGTCATGTAGAGGTCTTTGGCTAAATTGCTTAGTATCAGGATCAACGTCATACCGATAATGCCTAAGGCATTGTAAGCCTTCGTGCGTATTGGTCTTATCAAACCAGCACTTATTAAACATCATTCGGGCAGCATTAATAGAATCAACAATTGGTGTTCGCTCAATAACTCTAGTGTTATACCCTGAAGCTCTAACGATTTCTTCAATACTCTTGCCGTTTGAGGCCAAAGTCTTGTTTCCAGCATCATGAGGTAGCCAAATGGTGTCAACAACGTATCCATAAGACTGAATTTTAGCTAAATAATGAGCAATTGTTTCTTGATTGTTCTCGTAGTAGCGAATAAGGCGGGTTTCCATGCCTATAAATTGGACTGCCCAAAATGCCGTTTGGTCAGCCCAACCGAGGTCAAACACAAAATGAACGGGTTTGATAGGGTCGTAAGGCACATTAGTTATGCGCCCATCTAGCTCTGCCATAGTCATTTCTTTAGCAAAGATAGCACCATCTACTGTCTGACGGCATAGACCTTCCCAAACTGTGTTGTAGGCTTCTCTATCCCTATTAAAAAGGGCATCTTTCTCTAGTTTGAGTGTATCTGGGAACCAGGGATTGTCTGACCAATTAATCTTTGCAACTTTGCAATTTTGCGGTGGGTTAAGAACAAACCTTTGGTAAGTTTCGTCTGATTCAAGCTCTGGGTTGAACGTGACCCAGATCTCCGAATTCTCTTTTCGGATTGTAGGAATAAGTACGTTCCAAGATGTTTTAGATACGCTCTGTGCCTCCTCGACCCAGCATATATCCACACCCTCATAGGACTTGATGTTCGCCACGTTGTTTTTAAGCCCAACAAACGCAAACTCCGAGCCATTTTTACCCCTGATGGAGTTTTGTGTAATTTCATAAAACGATTCTAACTTTAATGCAATGATTTGATCTGATAGCAGCTTATGAACTGATTGGCCTATTGAGTTTTGGAATTCACGGGCGCATAGGACTCTGGTTGGCTTTTTGACACCAAGAACCAATAAAGCCCTCGCAACACCCCAAGACTTAGCCCCACCACGACCACCATAAAGAACCTTATAACGCATAGGCTCAAAGAGGAATTGCAGCTTGATAGGGAAGTCAACCGCAGATATTGCCTCCCGCAGGTCTTGAGTGATTTCACTCACTTGGCTTCTTTAATTCCATGCACAAAACATTCTTGATATTTAAGAAACCATTTTGTTGCGTCAGCTTTTTGTGCTTCTATTTCAGTTTGTTGCTGGCGTAGCATGGTGGCAGCTTTAATCATATAATCTGTCGCATCATTATCTGAATAAGCAGCTTCTAATTCATCAGCTAGTTGATTTGCGTTCATTATTCCCCCTGTGGCTTTACAAACCTGACTTCTAATGAAGTAACAATGCTGTTTCCGTCTGCATCTTCAAGCGTAGTGGCTTGGACTGCCTTGCCGTCTAAACGATCAGCTACTTCTTTGACAGCCCATGCTTCCCCTGCTTCTGCTTGATCTAATATCTTGTCAACAATCCTGCCAATCTTCTGAGGATTCTGAGCTAAAGCCCTTCTCATAGCATCTAAAAAGGGCTTATTCTTTGTTGCGTTCTTGTTACCAATAGGCGCACCGACAGGATTATTTGACTTTTCTTCCATTTCTTTGAATTATAAATACTTTTTGTTGTATTTACGCAACAGGTTGTGCATCTGTATTCTGTGACGCAGAATCATTCTGTTGTGTGGAAACAACACTAGCCTTTTGAATAGCTTGGACTTGTGCAGTAGCTTGTCCATGAATCTTAGCAATCAATCCAGCTACTTCTGCATAAGCAGCGTTACCAACGTGTTTAAGGATTGCTTCTACTTCAGCTATCTCGAGATTTAAGTTAATCATTTCTTTTTAGCCTTTGCTTTCTTTGCTTCACGCTGAACATTGAGGGCAATGGCTAAAGCTTGCTTCTGTGGCTTACCACCAATTTCCATTTCAGTTTTAATGTTTTTGCTTACTGCCTTCTTGCTGGCTGATTTTACTAATGGCATTGCTTTACTCCTTGTTGTTGCCTTCTTCAAGGCGGGTTTTGCTTTAATTTCTGCTTTGCGTGGTTCAAAATCTTCTGTTGCGCCTACAGGAAATGGCCACGGAGCGTGTGGATTCTTTGGTGCTGGGCCAATTACTTTGCGTAACCATTCTTTAATCTTGTAAATCATACTTCCCCCTTTAGGTTTAACAATTCCAGTTTTTTAAACTAGCTTTTGCCCGTTCTGCTGGGCCTTTTGCTTTCTTTACTACACCTTCCATTCTTGCACAAAATGATGCTTTACGACCCTTATCTTTTTCAGTCTTTGGGTTTGGTGCAGGAGCTTTTAAGTTGCTGCCATTCTTGGCATTGTATTCAGCTCTACCTTTGGCGGTCATTCCTGCGCCCTTTTCGGTAGGGTTGTAGGTCTTGCCCTTACCTGTTGTCTTATGCGGGATAGGTTTGTCGTGTTTAGTAGCCATTATTTTTTCTTCGCAGTCTTAGCTGAATCAATAAATGCTTGCTTGGTAGGTGCGCCTTTAGTGCCAGGTTTACGCATCTTTTCTACAGGCTTACCTTCTGCCTTTTCTCTTGCGATACGTTCTTGCTTTTTATGGATATTGGCATATAAGCCAGGTTTAGTTGCCATCTTGTCCCTCAATCCAGCAAATATCTTGCCAGCTCATCAGTAAACATTTCTCGCCCTCGTGGTCTATCTTAGTAAACTTTAGATATTCCTCTTTGGGGTTATCATTCATTGTGCCAAAACGGACTCTTGAGCCTACTTGGATTGGCATTGCTTCTCTGCGGTCTGCTGATAGTTTCTTACCAGGGCCTACCGCTACTACAGTTCCCATGTTCTCAGCTTCTTTGTTATTCACAATTAAGACAGAGCTTAAAACACGAACATCTGGGCGGACAATAATCTTGTCCCCCAGAGGTTTAAAAGTTACAATTTCATCAGCCATCTCAATATTACCCTATTGTTGTGGTCATACAGCCTGTAGCCCTTTACCGAGAGCTATGGGCTGTAGTTTTATTACTTATCGTCTTGGTCGTGACCCATGCGCTTATGGCTGTAGCACTCACGCTCACCCATATTGCCGTCATTCAACTCACCAAGTTTGCCTTCAAAGTTTCCAGCGTGGCTGATTGGGCGTGATCCCATAGAATCCATTTTTCCCATGCCGACGCCACCAACTAGTTTAACGCCTTTACGCTCGCCAGAGGTATCAGAAGCATCTGCACCTTTTGGTAGCTTATCGCCAGTTGATAGTGGAATACCTTTGCTGCTGTCCATTTTGCCCATGATTTATCCTTTAAGATGGGGTTAATACACTACGAATAATAATACTATTTTACGATTTTTCAAGCAATTTTACTAGATTTATCGCACCTTCTATATCGTGGATTCGAGCTACTGTTGACCCACGCCAATTCAACATAAATGCTTGTTGCGCTGCTGTGAACTTTGCCTTGTCATCTGACTTTATTTCAACAAGTGCGGTCTTTTGGTTTTTACCCACCACAAGATCAGGGAATCCGCCAGCAACCCTTGACGTATCAAATACAGAACAGCCAAGCTCTCGTAACGTCTTAACGATAAGCGAATGATTAGCATCAACTTTTCTAGCATAGGTCATTGAATTGTAATAAATAAAAGGTTAGTATCTAAACACTTTACACCAAAAGAGGCGCAAATGGCTGGTTATCACTTATCAGATGAAGAATGGATTGCCGAATGGAAAAAGATCGGTAGCCCTCAAAAGTTTGCAGAAATACATAAAAATGACGTAAGGTCTGTATATAACCGCAGAAGATCAATAGAAACAAGGCTTGGCGTTGAATTGCCTACTTTTAATGACCAACGCATAGATATTTCTAAAAAGATCAATCAGACTGAAGGACACACAAGAAGGGGATTTAATCTTGAAAAAGGTCGTGTTATTGTTTTTAGCGATGCTCATTTTTGGCCTGATATTACCACTACTGCTTTTAAAGCCTTGCTGGAAAGCATTAAAGAATTTAAGCCTACTGCTATTATTTGTAATGGCGATGCCTTTGATGGTGCTGGTATTAGTAGGCATCCTCGTATGGACTTTGATAAGTTGCCTTCTGTCAAAGAAGAACTTGAGGCTTGCCAACATTATTTAGGTCAAATTGAAAAGGTAGGTAAAGGTGCAAAACTATTCTGGCCGCTTGGGAATCACGATATGCGTTTTACTAGCAACGTGGTTAACTTTCTTCCTGCTTTTGAGGGCGTGCCTGGCACAAGTTTAAAAGAGTATTTCCCTTTGTGGCAACCTTGTTGGTCTGTTTGGATCAATGAAGATACCTGCATTAAGCATCGTTGGAAAGGTGGATGGACAGGCGGGCGCAATAATGCCGTAAATTCAGGCGTAAACATGATTACAGGGCATACCCACGTTTTATCTAGCATACCCTACAATGATTACAACGGAACCCGCTATGGCGTTCAAACAGGCACTCTTGCCGATCCTAATGGCCCACAATTTAATTACACAGAAGATACGCCTAAAGATTGGAATAGTGGATTTGTAATGCTAACTTTTGAGCGTAGCAAGCTACTTCAACCAGAGATGGTTAGGGTTTTTGGGGAAGATGAGATTGAGTTTCGGGGTAAGATACATTCAGTATGAAACTAACACCAGCCATCCTTAAAAATTTATATAGCGCATTGATGCTATGTGAACCACTTAATAAATGGAATATGCCTTTGCCAGAAGAAATTAAATTTGTGGTTGATTCTGATCCTGAAACTATGGGGACATATTTATATGACGATGGTGGAGATTACGAACACATCATTACTATTTCTGATGCTCGATGTGGATGGCTAACAACAGTAATTTCTACATTACTCCACGAATGTATTCATATGAGTCGTAGCGGAACAATTACCGATGCCTGGACTAAACACGATGCCACATTTAGGCGCAGAGCATCTAAGATTGCGGAGCTTGGCTTTGATCCTTTGGAACTCTAACGAATTTTCTGTAATACCAATTCGAGCAGTTCTTCTTCTGTAATAGCGTACTCTCGCTCAAAGCGTTTGCGACCCATTCCGTGAATACTGGTATTTGATCCTCTATGGTGGTAGGGGCATAAGGGGATAACAGGGGCATTACTTCGCTTACCAGCTCGTCTAATGTGATGGATTTCTGCTGGAGTCCCTTCATTGCCTTGTTTGTAGCATAGAATGCAGCCAAATCTCGCCAAGCGATCATAATGCGCTTTTTCGGCTTTAGTGGACACTTTTTGCGCTAGTCCAATCCTCTAAATTTTGTGCTGATTCTGTAATAGAACAAGCGATTACATAAGCGTCTGAATATTTACCTTTAAGAACAGCATTGTGATAGTTTTTGATGAAAGAGTTAAGTTTAAGAATAATGTCTGCATAATCGTTCATCGTGTGACTCTTTCTATTTGTCTATTGTTTGCTTGTTCTGTGCGCCAAGTTTCCCATCTCATCTTAGCGGCTTCTAAC